TCTGATCCAATGCGGGTCGACCGTTGGCGACCAGCGCACTCGACATGCAACACCAGCCGCGGCAACACCACACGCGGACAATACCCGGTGAGCAGGAAGTGGTAACACCATGCTTGATGACGCAGTAGCCATGGCACAGGCAGGCAAGCAAGTCATGGTGATCACAAGGCACGGCCCGTGGCAATACTTCTACGGCCACGAGACAGACGACCAGATACTCCGCGTGTACCGAACAGCAGGACACGAACGGGTTCAGTACAAGAGCGGCGGCACCCTACGGTTCGCCAAGACAAGCACAGCAGCCCGAGGGTGGGTGGCAGACGCCATCTATGCACCGATGGACAAGCTCCACGACACACGATTCAACGCTGACATCATGCCTTGCCTCGCAACATCGATCGAAGGCAGCATCACCTACTCAACCATCCTCTGAAGGGGTGGCAGATGACCCTCAAGGGGGTCTGTCTGGTTGCCCTCCGGGGCGGCGACCGTTCTCTCCCCACAGAAAAATCGACCTTTTGGGAGGCCCTGGTGACCGTCCTGAGCGAGGTTGAGCCGGTGTTGGCTGGTCTGGTTGCTGAGGAGTGGCAGAAGGCTTTGGTGCGGTCGTTGGCGTCGGCTATGGATGATGCCCCGAATGCGTCGATCGCGAAGGAGTTGCGTCTGTTGATGGCGGAGCTTGGTGCGAGTGATGCGAAGCCGAAGGGTGATGTGAGTGATGACCTCGCTGCCAAGCGTGCTGCACGTCGGGCCGCGAGTTAGGTCTGTCCCGGAGTATTCGTTTACGTCGGGTGTTGAGGCTGTTGAGCTTGCGGAGTCGGTGGGTCTGTTCCCGGATGAGCATCAACGGTCTGCGGTGTATGACATTCTCGCGGAGAACGAGTCGGGCAAGTGGAACACGTTCGAGTCGGCGGTGGTTGAGCCGCGACAGAACGGTAAGGGCGGGATCCTCGAGATAGTCGATCTGGCGGACTTGTTCTTGTTCAGCGTTGCTCAACGAGATTTTCTGTCTATCCATACAGCGCACGAGTTCAAGACGGCTCAGGAAGCGTTTCGGCGGGTGCTGTTCTGGGTTGAGAACACGGACTGGTTGTCGAAGAAGGTTTACCGCATCTCCACGTCGCATGGCGAGGAGGGCATCGAGCTCAAGTCGGGTGCCCGGCTGCGGTTCCTGGCAAGGTCGAACGGGTCGGGGCGAGGGTTCTCCGCTGACCGGTTGACGTATGACGAAGCGTACGACTTGCCCGAGGAGACCTTGGCGGCGTCGTTGCCGATCATGTCTGCCCGTCCGAACCCGTCACTGATCTACACTTCGTCGGCACCGAAGGGTGACCCGAAGGGTGGTGTGCTGCGTCGGGTTATGCGTCGCGGCCGGCAGGAGCCGGAGAGCAAGGACGACCCGAAGCCGGATCCTGATCCGAACCTGTGCTACATCGAGTACAGCGCGGATCCGAAGGCTGACCTTGATGATGAGGACGAGTGGCGTCGGGCGAATCCTGGCACCGTGTCGGGCCGTATCACGGTCGACTTCATCGCGAAGGAACGTGCGGCGATGTCGGAGGTGGCGTTCGCTCGCGAACGTCTCGGCATCCTCGATGAGAACGCCGGCGCGACGGTCATTGACCTTGACCTGTGGGATGACCTTGCTGATGCGACGGCGTCACCGTTGGATCCGGTGGCGTTCGCGATTGACGTGAACCCGGATTCATCGTTTGCGTCTATTGCGGTGGCCGGGAAGGTCGCTGACGGGCGTGTGTTCGCACAGGTCGTTGACCGTCGCCGTGGCACTGGGTGGGTGATTGATCGTGTGGAGGAGTTGCGGGAGCGGTGGAAGCCGACTTCGGTGACTTTGGATGCGATCGGGCCGGCGGGCGCGTTGTTGCCGGGATTCGCGGAGCGGAACGTTCCGGTTGATGTTGTGACGATGACGCAGTACGGGCAGGCGTGTGGTGCGTTCAAGGCCATGGTCGATGACCGCCGGTTCGTGCACAACAACCAGTCGGGGTTGCGTGCGGCGTTGGAAGCTGCCCGGAAACGCCCGTTGGGTGATTCGGGTGCGTGGGGGTGGCATCGCCGGGACACGACGGACATCACACCGTTGGTGGCGGTGACGTTGGCAACGTTCGCGCATACGAGGAGTTCGGGTGAGCAGGCCCCGGTAGATAACCGGGTCGTCGTTTTCAGGTAGAGGGGGTCATCGTGGCGTTGACTGTCACTGAGCAGAGCCTCTTCACGAACCTGCGGATGACGTTGGTGCGGTCTCGTACGGAGTCGAACAAGCTGAACGACTACTACGAGGGCATGCACCGGCTTGAGCAGTTGGGGTTGGCGATCCCGGAGGAGTTGAAGCGGTTCACGGTGACGTTGAACTGGCCGCGCACCGTTGTCGACAGTGTTGAGCAGCGTCTCGACATTCAAGGGTTCCGCATGAACGGTGCCGCGAACGATTACCTGTGGGATGTGTGGCAGTACAACAACATGGACGAGCGGCAGTCGTTCGCCCATGTTGATGCGTTGTCGCTGGCCCGCTCGTACGTGTGCGTGGGCACCAACGATCAGGACCGTGAGTACCCTCTGGTGACGGTTGAGTCTCCGATGCAGATGGTTGCTGTCCGTGACCCGCGCAATCACAGGGTGACTGCAGCTCTGCGCCTGTACTCGTCGGACCCTGACCTTCCCGAGGATGACCGGGCCACCCTGTACCTGCCGAATCAGACCCGCTGGTTGGTGTCGGAGAACGGGCAGTGGAAAGACGAGTTCGCGCCGGACGTGCACAACCTTGGCGTGGTGCCTGTGGTGGCGTTGGTGAACCGTCTGCGCTCCACACGTCGTCGGGGCAGCATTCTCGAGGGTGTGTCGGAGATGGCCGACGTCATCCCGGTGGCGGATTCGGCGTCGCGTGCGGTGACGAACACCCAGTTGTTGCAGGAGACCCTTGTCGCGCCGGCGCGTGGTGTGCTGGGTGCCACGAAGGGTGACTTTGTTGGGAACGACGGGAAACCGTTGGACACGTGGCAGGCGTACTTCGGTGCAGTGTGGGCGGTTGGGAACCCGGCAGCGAAGTCGTTCGAGTTCTCCGCAGCGGACATGTCGAACATTGACACGATCATCAACATGTACGCCCGTCAGGCGTCCGGTCTGACTGGTCTGCCGGTGGAGTATTTCGGGTTGAACACACAGAACCCGCCGTCAGCGGATGGGCAGCGTGCTGGTGAGACTCGTCTCATCAAACGGGCTGAGCGGAAGCAGACCGGGTTCGGGCATTCGTGGGAGTCGGTGCAGCGTCTCATTCTCCGGTTCAAGACGGGTGAGTGGGATCCGGCCGCAACCCGGATGGAAACGATCTGGCGTGACGCCGGCACCCCGACCATTGCGCAGGTCACGGACGCGATCGTGAAGCGGTACCAGACGGGTCTCATCGACTGGGAGACCGCGCAGGAACGTCTCGGGGAGTCGCCGGAAGCGATTGTGCAGATGAAGGAGCGGCGGGCCGCGGATCAGGCGGCAGCGTTGACGTTCGGTGTGCAGGCGGCACTCAACGATGACAACGCAGCTTGAGCTCGCGCAAACCCATCAGTTGAGGGTCATGACCCGTACGGAGCAGGCCACACAGGACGCGGTAGACCTGTGGGGTCGGGTTGATGTGAACAATCTGGACACGTCGTGGGCGGCGTGGGGGCCGCAGATTGTGGCGAAGGCTACGACGGTGCAGTACGCGAACGCGGTGGATTCGCAAACGTACCTGAACCAGGTTGCGCGTGCGGCCGGTGCCGGGTCCGCGGATCCGATCATCCCGTCCTCGTTTGTCGGGATCGACGGTTCAGGGCGTGGTATCGACACGCTCCTGTTCGGGGCTGTGACAACCACGAAGCAGGGCATCGGCGCTGGCATGGGCCTCACCGACGCCTTCCATGCGGGGGCATCGTACCTGGCCGCGATGATGAAGACCGCTCTGCATGATGTGGGCCGGTCGTCTGACCTGACCGCGATGATGGGCAAAAGCTACACGCACTATGTGCGGGTCGTGTCTGGTGGGGCGTGCTCAAGGTGTGCGATCCTCGCCGGTATTGCGTCCGCTGCGCGTCCGTTCTCGAGGCATGTGGGTTGTCAGTGCACGGCCGCTCCGGACACGACTCGTGGGAACGGCATCTATCAGAGCCCTGGCGAGTACTTCGATTCGCTGTCGAAGGCTGAGCAGGATCGGGTGTTCACGAAGGCTGGTGCGGAAGCGATCAGGTCGGGTGCGGATCCGATCAAGGTGGTTGATTCACGTCGTGGCATGTCGCGGGGTGCCCTGGTGAAGGGTAACGGTTCGGGTCGGCTCGCACCGGTTCGTATCGGCACCCACCCGGACGGAACCCCTGTGTGGGGGTACACGACAGGGGAGGGCGGCACACGGCGGGGTTCGTTCGGTCGACGCAACGAGAACATGGGCATCGGTGTTGAGAAAGCCGGTGACCGCCGCTATTCGACGGTGAAACGCACCCGGTTGATGCCGGAAACCATTATCGGCCT